TAACTTCCATAATTCTCCATTATAATTTTCACTAGATATGACAAAAGGGTATCACTCAAAAGAGCAACACCCTGTATTATATATTATGAGTAATCTTCAACTTCTTCGATTACTGGTTTAACTTCTTCGGGTTCTTCCAGAGTAACAGTTTCATCCAACTTGGAATACAAATCCATGAAAGTGTCTTTGGTTTGGTCATCGAAACGAGCAACACACATTGAGATTGCTTTCATTCTATCTTTGAAGATTGAGAAAGCATTTACAATATGAACCAATCTACGAGTGGAGATAATTTCATCAACTCCACCGTCATAGAAAGTTTTACGAATCAAGTCTGCCCAATCAACCAGTTTTGTAGCATACTCTTCATCGAGACAACCAAGATTTGACATCAGTTTTTTGATGATGTTTTTCTCAACCGATATGGTAGGATATTCTTGTTCCAGAGTAATAGGAAACCTCTCAAGAAATGCTTCGTTGAGAATGTTGGTTCCGATAAATCTTCCATCTTCTGAACCCTTACCCTTAGTATTGGCAGTCGCCATAACTGTGAAACCAGATTTCGGACGGACAATTCTACCTTCTTTTTTGATAAGAAGTGGATTACCTTCTAGAACAGGTTGAAGACACATAATTTTGTTTGAAGCCAAATCGACTTCATCCAAAAGAAGAGTAGCTCCACGTTCCATCGCCATTACAACTGGCCCGTCTTGCCAAACCGTTCTACCATCGATTAGAGCGTAGTGACCAATCAAATCATCTTCATCAGTTTCAATGGTGATGTTTACTCGGAAAAGTTCTTTCTTCAATTCAGAGTGAACTTGTTCAATCATCATTGTTTTACCATTACCAGACAAACCAGTAATAAAGACAGGATAAAAACTCCCAGCTTTTTTAATGATTTTCACATCATTATAATGACCAAACTTTACATATCCGTTGACTTTTTCGGGAACATAAGATTCGGTGTTTTTGGGAAACTCAATAACGTTTGAAACCATTTCTGGTGTTTCTTTTTTTTCTGGTTTAGCAAAAGCTACTATGCTTTTTGAACTAGACTTGGTTGGGATAGTTGAAACTTCGATATCTAAATTTCCATCCAGATTAGGAAGTCTATACATACCCCGATTAACCGTAAAGGGAGAACGTGTAAACCAACTTGGTAAACCCAAATTGTGATCACTGGTTACATCCTGAACTTGTTTCTTAGAAATGACAGCTTCTTCTCCGTAAAGAGATTGAGCACATTTCACAAATTTTATTTTTGCTGGGGATAGTTTAATTTTCTTCATAACAAAATCTCTCAAGAGAGGGTTCACATAATATGAGAAAAGTCATCTCTTCTCACTTCCATACTTATATTATAACAAGACATCAACTCTTTGTCAAGTCTTTTCTCCACATCAAGCAACTTTTTTGATAAAAGCGTTGAGAAGAACACGATTCTGTAACTTACCACTTGTGTTCTTTTTCAATGCTCTACGGATTACCGCTTTAGTCGCACCGACTTCAACTTTATCCATGTGGTCAACACCATCAATCTGAAGACTTTTGGTATTGATAATGTAAAGTTCATCGTAAGATGTTTCTGTTTCAATCAAAAACTTTTCTTTACGAAACTTTGTAACTTCTTCATCAGTTGGATATCGTTCCATAATCCAACCAATATCACTAGCGGTTCTTCTAGTGGAACTAGAAGTCAGGAAAAATCCAAGAAGATTTATTCCCAATTGTTCTTTGAGAGCCAAGAGATAGATAGAAGTTGTATCCATTTGTTTACCATTTTTTCTTGTAGGATAAACTCTTGTTCTAGTTTTGACATCATCAATATGTAAACTTCTTTTACTTACACTTTTTGTAAGATTTTCAGAGGTGAGATAATCCATATGTCTGTTACTCTGACCATCAGAAAGAAATACGACATTGACGATTTGAGCTTTTGTCTTGGTCTTAAACTCTTCCACGATTGTCTTAGCACAAACAATTGTTGAGTCTAATGGTGTTCCACCCAAATAAAAATTGTCTGGTGCTCCATAATAAGGATGATCTCTCCAACCATAATAATTTGCAAACGTATCGGAAACCAACAATATATTTCTGTATGCTTCAGTCAATTCTCGGTTTTTCATTTTAGAGTTGAACAATGACATCAATCGTAAATGTTGATTGATTATCAAATCATTCGTTTTGTAGTTTGCTGTTCTCTTTCTAGCAGGGGTTTCATAATATTTAAAATTATCTCTCATGAAACCATAACTGTTACTGTTTTCAGTATGATCTCTGTAATGGTCAGTAAAAGCATAAACTTCAAATGGTATCTGAACTTTAGAACAGAACATAGTCAAGTTTATCAACTGTTCAATTGTTTCTTTCATGTAACCATTCATCGAACCAGACCAATCTATGAACATCACCATACCATGATTTTTACCTTCTGGTAAAGAAGTAATCTGACGGAAAAGATTTTCACTATATTTGTAAGCGTGAATCTTATTCATGTCGAGTGTACCTTTTTTAGAAGAATATGCTCTACGATGAATGTCAGCAGCTTTCTTCATTTCAAATTCTTTGACCATGTAACTAATCATTTTACCACTGTTCTTTTTGAACGTTTTCAACAATTCGTTTCCAGCATCTATTGCACCTTCGCGGTCATTGTAATAATCAGTCAGTTCTTTATGAATAACTTTATGGTCAATAACAATTGCTTCTGTATTAATTTTTGGAAATGTCAAATAGTTAGGAATAGTTACTTCATCACTCATATCTGACATTTCTTCTTCTCTCTCACGAAAGTTATCATCAGTCAAAGAAGAAGGTTCTTCTGGAATACCATTATCCATTCCGTCACTATGAGTTCCACCTTCAAAATTATCTAACTCTTTTGAGGGTTTACCATCTTTGGATTTATTTTCAGATGACTTGTTAGAAGTTTTGTCTGACCTATCAGAATCTTCTTCGTTTTCTTCATCAGATTCATCTTTTATGTCTGACATTTCTCCAGATTCATCTTCGTAATCATCTTCGTATTCTTCCCATTCATCTTCATCATCTTCATTTTCATCGAAATCACCGTAACTATTATCAGTTTCAGATTCGTTTTCTTTACACCACTCATAAAGAGCATCGGTAACTTCAACGACATTTTCCCATGTTTCAGTTCTTTCAACTTTTTCAACCCACTCTCGCTCTTCATCAGTAAACTCAATCGAATACTGAGTTCCAGCTTTAGTGTAAAGATTGATACGGTCAATCAAACCAAGATCATTAGCATTGACACCCATCTTTCGTAATCCGAAAAAATCTTCGTTCATCAGTTCACTGTATCCGCCCAACATACATTTACGAGCTCCAGCAAATTTTCTCTTGATTTTCTTTTCGATACGAGCGTCTTCTATAACGTTCAGAAAGGATTTGTAACCTTTACCTTTTTCACTTACAGAAGAATGCCATCCGTCAAAAGGAGTCCAAAGTGCATGGCCGACTTCGTGTGCACAGAACAGATCGTAAACATCTGAACCAGGCTTCCATTTTAGAATAGGTAGATAGAGGACTCGATTTTTTACATCGAATGCTGCGGTAGGGATTTTCTTGTGTTCAACAGTAATGTTTTCTGCGGCCATCAGTTTGGCCAACATCGACTTCTGTTCTACTAGGTCTGTTTTTTTCATCATAATATAATCTCAAAAAAATGGTTATTTCTTAACCTCACTATACTTATATTATACCAAGACATCAACTCTTTGTCAAGTCTTTTCTTCGCCTGGAGTAATATTTTTGTAATTTGATACCAATGCATCTGTTCCATCTTCCAATCCAGCAGGTTCTTTTGAATAATCGCCTGTTCCATCGTCAAGATGTTCATATCCGGTTATTTTTCCCGAATACTTCTTTAGCATTTCTTTTCTTATTTTCTTCAATGTTTTTGACATTTTCCTCACTTTCAAGTACTATTATACGTTGTGATGGGACGTTTGTCAAGTCTTTTCTTACTCTGAATAAGAAAAATCTTTGGTGAGTTTTGTTTTGGGAACGTTTGCAGCAATCCAGCCCATGACCTCTTTCTTCACATCGGCTTCTGGAGCAATCGTTTTTCCTTCTTTCTTGAAGGTAAGGTAGGTAAAATCTGTAACAATAATGTTACCAGTTTTGGTTTTTACTTTTTTCTTTGTTTTGGGGTCAACATAAGGAATGGTGTTTTCTCTGTTATTCAGAACAACTCTAACACCTCCGTTGAGACCTCTTGGAAGTTTTCCCTTGATTACACCATACATACTAGTTGCTGCTCCTTCATGTGAGAGTAGCATTATGTCTTCTGGAACAACTCTGTCTCTACTTCTGTTGTTGATAATCGCAACCGAATAATCTGTCAATACCCATGTAAGATGAATATTTTTTGAGTCATATCCCGCCTTTTCAAGTTTAGGTATGATATCTCCTATATCTGAAACATCTTTCATTGTGATGTCAAACATGATATTAGGAAGTCTGTCTGTATTAGAATCAGCAAGCATAATGTCGAGGGATTTGTCTTTGATACCAAGTTTTTTGATAAACATATGAATTTTATAAACATCCTTCGGATTTTTCAGATTCAATCCCTTTATCTCTGGATGTTTGCCTTGTAGATCAGCCATTTTCATATAGGCGGTTTTCCACTCATCTACGTCACGGATTTTGAACTTCTCTTTTTCCATAAAGTTAGAAATCGCAAATCCTTTACCACTGCCAGCTCCTCCTGCGAGAAAAACTATCTGGCCATATTTCTTGCCTTGACCGTAAAGTATAAGTTTTTCTTCTAGATATTGGGAGAATGTTTTCATAGAAGTATTTATAAAGTCTTCATCTTTCATAATGATAAATATTGATAGACATAGCACTCTTCTTTGGAAGACTGTTGATGTTAGGGTGAGAAGAGCCTCCACAACTCTTTTCATCCGTCTACTTCAAAAATCTCTTATGTGAGTTGACAACACTTCCAATTTGTGTTCTTTGAAATAAGCAGGTAATTTATTTCTGTTACCAACTGGTTTCTGCTCCTTCTGTTCCAATATTGTATTCTGTAAGTGCCACGGAGTATACCTCAAGTCGATAAGTTCAGTATTTCTTTCGTGTCTTTCAGAGTGTTCTTTTGGTAATGAACCTTCCATCCACACTTCAAGGTTCTTTTTAGTTATAGGTGTTTGCCGTATTCTATCAACAATAACATTGTCATCAGACAGCACATTTGGAATTCCATCACCTTTATCACCTCGTAAAATATGTTCTTTCAAATATTCTTGTGGGTCAACACCATTCAGAAATTTCTTTGTAGTAGGAGAATATTGATAAACGTTTTTCTCTCGTTGTAGTTGAATAAAATCTTTATCAGATGAAATAATTAATGTCTTTTCTCCCTCTTCTCTTTTTCTAAGCACCAGAGTACCGATGACATCATCTGCTTCAGCGGTATCAACATGGATTACACGATAAGGAAAGTTTTCTTTGATCTCATTCTTTAGTTGATTAAAAATCTCAAAAACTTCACTCCAATTCACGGATGAAGATTCTCTTCCCGATTTTCTCATTGCTTTATATTGTGGGAAAAATTCTTTTCTCCAAGAGTGTTTTCCATCACAACATATAACCAGTTCTCCATATTCATCATGATGTTCTTTTCTATACTTTTTTAGACTATTCAATGTCATGTGTCTAATAATGTTTATATCTGCTTTACCGTTTTTCATAGACATAGATGCCGATGCAAATAGTATTTGACTCATATCAACCAATATCATTATTATTTTCCTTTTTTAAATTTTTTATTTCAATGTCAATTTCTCTCAATCTTCCTTCAATCTCCGTATTACTAGAGATATCAAGAGTTCCGCGGACTTCTGATAAACAAAGCATTTCATTCAATAAACTTTTTCGTGTCCTCATAATCTTTCCTGTTAGAATTTTTTATTTTGTAATTATAGTATTAATATAACAATAAGGCAGAGTAATGTCAAGTTTTTTATAATCTATTGAGTCACCGATAATTAAAACTTGATCGTGTTGTGTGTAGAAATTAACTATCGGCAATCGATCTGGCTTCGGGTGCTTTTTTGTCGAGAGGTTTTTCAGAGAGAGTTGTTTTTTTCCCTGTTTTAGTATTGGTACTTTCGGTTTTGACTGTAGATCTTTCAATCTTTTCCTCTTTGGACATTGATTTTTTATCACTATATCCATCTTTGTACCAACCCCCACCTTTGAGATGAAAACTTCCCAAACTTACTATTCTAGTTGATGGTTGTCCGCAAAGGGAACATTCTATTGTTTTAGTTGTTGAAGTAATTTTATCAAACTCTTCAGTTATTTCTTCACACACTTCACATTGATATTCATATATTGGCATATTAATCACTCTTTTTCGGTTGCAACCGCGTTTGATAACTCTTGAAGACTGTTGTTTGTAAATCCGGGCAATTGTTCTTGCACCAATCCGTTAATTTCAGTCTGACTTGGTATTCCGCCACCTGCAGAAAGTCGAAAACTTCCCAAACTCATGATTCTATTAGCTGGTTGTTCGCATAGATGACATTTTATTGTTTTAATTGTTGATGTAATTTTATCAAACTCTTCAGTTATTTTTTCACATACTTCACATTTATATTCATATATTGGCATATTATTCGCTCCACCATTTTCCTATTCGTCCACCATGAAGGTAAACATCTTCGTGACCTTTATTGAAAACTTTAGCAACTGCGGCTAAAGCTTGTTGTTTGTCGTTAGTTCTAAAATAAGGTATATCACCAATCATAACTTGATATCTCATTGTAAAGTCAATCCTGTTACCGCTGAAAGATACATATTTTCCATATCTCTCTTAGGTTCAAGAATTACTATAACGTGTTTATTATCTAAAGTAATTTTATCAATCTTCCCAGCGACACTCCAAGGCACTAGACCAATCCCCACTTGCCCAGAAGCAGTTGGTGCCATCGTCTGAAGAGCTCTTGGTTCTTCTAATATTAAAAATCCATCCGAACTTTCTTCCATTCTTGATATCAGTTCTTCTCCAGTAGTTAGTTTCAATACTTTTACATCATTTGCCATCTTATAACTGCTCCTTCAACGTAGTTACATATTTTGAAATTGAATGGTCTAAACCATCCGTTTTAGAAATCAGACCGTTATCATTATCTGGGCCCCAATCCAAAGTCTGACTATTCACAAATACCCCTGTGTGAACATAAGGGTAAGTAGGACTAAAAGTAACAGGATCGCTAAGGCGAACCACACGCCAATGAGTGGGTTGTCCCGAAACAAGAACTTGAGAAGATACTTTTGGTGATCCGTAAGAGAAAACCTGAACATTATGACCTCTCTTGTGCAACCACATACCTATAATCTGAGCAATGGCTCCACCTAAACTGTGACCAGTAACGTATACTGTATGTTCTAATTGATAGTACTTGTCAACTTCTTGAATGATTGTTGTAGATGCATCTTTAAATCCTTTGTGAAGATATATGTCTAAAATATCATCCTTTATCATTCTTATATCAATATCTGACACTACATTATCAGTGTTGTCAGTTCCTCTAATCACAATTATAGTTATTCCACCATCAGTCTTCACTTCATAAGCAAGATTGTCTATTTCTGTTCCACCAGTATCATAGATTGATTCACAATACTCTGCGTGTTCAACTAGTGCGGATACTGTAACTGGTAGAGTTGACTTACCACCACTTGTTGCACCCGACTCTTCTGCACTCTTTGCACACCCGCTAAGTAGTAGAATCATTCCTACTATGGTGAACATCCATCTCTTCTTTTTTCTTCCAAGCTGTTGCACTTAAAATTGCTCCAAATGAAATGTGTAGGATTCCACCACCTTCTAAAGTTAAAGGTATCCAGCGTGATGCATCACAAACCAAACCTTTCAACACCATCATATTACAATAACTATCCATCTGCATATTCCAGACAACCGGCCCTATGAAAAAGTCACAAAGACAAATCCAAAGATACACTATGGCCGCCCAATCACGCCAAAATCTGTTGATTGTTTTGTTTATACTCACTATGCTTTTTTGTCAGACATCGTAACGAGTGTGAGAATACTTCTACCCGCTTCGATGGCAGTATCAACAACCCATTCCAGATTTTCTTCGTCATAATCCCATTTTTCCCTGACGTATTCAACTAATATATCATATTCTTCATCATCAATATCTGTGATTTCTGGAATTACTTCTTCGATATTGTCAACTGCTTCAAAGAGTTTTTTAACAGGGTCAATGAAATATCTCGCATCTGTCCAAGAAAACTTATCATCTGCTTTTGCTTTTCCAATCGCGTCTACGAATGAAAAAATAAACTCCATAACTTCTTTGGTTTCTTTTATACCTTTAGATTCTGCCATTTTATTCCTTCTCTTGTTTATTTATTTTATTTAAGTATTTGTCACGTTTTTTCATAGCTTGTTTTAGTTTGTATTTCGATGCCCCCTGAATAAAAAGGTCACCATTCATATGTTCCATCTCATGTTGATATACAATCGATGATAATCCTGTTAAACTTCCAGCTTGTTCTCCTCCATCAAAAGCTTGAAACTGAACAGCTATAGTTTCCGCTCTTGTAACAGGAAAATATAAGCCAGGAAAAGACAAACATCCTTCTCTCATATATATTGTTTCTTCACTCCATTCTAATATCTCTTGATTAAAAGTTACTGTTATTTTATCATCAAACAAAAAACCAAAAACTTTAAGTGGTATTCCAATTTGATTTGCTGACAGGCCAACCCCTCTATGGTGTATCATATTCTCTTTAATCTGGTCAACCAATTTCTCAGAGTCAACTTGAGGATTATCGAAATCAAACGCCTCTGGTATTTCTTTTAAAAAAGGGTCATCTTCTTTCACCAGTTCACATACTAAATCACTCACACTACCTCTATTTTACTAAATTGTTTTTCTTTTAGAAACTTTATCGTTGACCGAAACTTGTCATATAAAATTTCACCCTTATGGGAAATTACAAACACATTCGTATTATCATCAAGTGAATTGAGTATTTTCAGGAAAGCTTCAGTTCCATCAGCATCCAAAGATGAATCAAATACCTCATCCAAAATCAACAGATTTGTGTTCACACTATTTTTGAGTTTAGCAACCATTCTCCATGTAAATAGTAGAGCAAGATCTATTCTCATTTTCTCACCTTCAGAGAAAGAAGAATAGGAAAATTCATCACGATACTGAGAACGTATCGTTTCATTGAAATTTTCATCAATAGAAAAGTTTATTAGAAATTCTAGTTCGTTCAAGTATTTATTCACATACTTGTTAATTATAGGAACGTACTGCCGAATAATCTTTGTCTTT